ATGTCCGTCGCGCGGATGCAGGAAATCCAGATCTGCTTCGGTAAGCAGAAGCAGGCCGGCATTGCGACCGCCAACACCGGCGTCCAGATGTGGCAGTTGCGGAAGCTCAATGCCACCCTCGCCAACCCGAAGCTCAACACTGAAAACGACGCCGAAGAGTTCGGCAAGGGCCACGAGTTTCCCACGCAGTCCTTCCAGACTTCCTGGGACGTGAACGGGACGCTCGAGAAGTATTTGGGCGCGGAGATCGGCGCCTGGGCGATGGCGTTCGGCCTGGGGAAAGTAGTCAAGTCGGGCACGACGCCCAACTTCACCTACACCTGCACGCCGCTGTTCCCCGCGAGCGGTGATGCGGCTGAACTGCCCTACTTCTCCTTCGTTGAGCAGATCCGCCCGGGTGCGGGTGTCGTCGTCGACCGGATGGCGGTGGGCTGTGTGGTCGAGGGCTGGACCATCTCGATCGGCTCGGGGCCGGGCCGCGCCAACTCGAAGATCACCGTCGAGTTCGTCGGCTCGGGCAAGTATGTCGAGCCCTCGGGCATCACCATGCCGGCGGCGACGGTCGAGAAACTGCTGCCGTCGGCTTCGCTGGCGCTCTCGATCAACGGCGTCAACTACGTCTCGAACAAGAACATCGTCTCGCTTGAGACGTCCTGGAAGAACAACGTGCGCCTCGACGGCGGCTTCTATCCCGGCGCGGGCTTCCAGACGCCGGGCGATGGCGCAAGCGGCGCCATCCGTGGCCGGCTTGAGTTTGGAAACCGCCAGGGGACGCTGCGCTTCGTCGCCCGCTTCGAGAACGGCTCGACGGAACTCACGAAGCTCAAGAGTCAGACGACGGGCACGGCAGTCCTCGCGCTCACCTACGACGCGAACAACTCGCTCGAAATCACCTGGCACAAGGTCTCCTTCGCCTCGGCCGAGGTCGGTGAGACGGACGGCATCGTCACCGTGGCGGTCGAGTGCCTGCCTATGTGGGACGAAACCAACGGCATCGTCTCGGCCGTGGCCAGATGCAACGTGGACGGGATCTGCCAGTAGAGTGGACTCTCATGTTTGACGCAAAGCAACCCATCACCATTCACCTGCGCACGCCCGATGGCGTGAAGTCAATCTGCGTGCGCTTCCCGACCGACGAGGAGTGGATCGACCGCCAGAAGAAGCGTAAGGTCATCGTGAAGCAACTGGGGCGCGGGGTGTCCGAAACGACGATTCCCGACTCGGCAGAAGCCGATGCCGCGCTGCTCGCAAAGATCCGCCTGCCGGAGGAGAGTGCGCCTGAGGTCGATGCCTTCGAAGCCAGTCGCATCATCGAGCAGTTGAGCCAGTCGGACGTCGATGACGTCGTCCAGGAGGGGGACGCCTTCCGAGTGATGCTGCGCGTCCCTGGCGGCTCGGTGGCGCATATCCTGAAGATGCCCTCGGCCAGGGATGTCTTCGAATACCGGCGCGGCTTCGCGCGGGTGCTCGACCTGCCTTACAACCGCCAGGAGTTGACCATCAACCTGGCTCCGGCCGCCGCGCTCTTCAAGAAGCTGCTCGAATCCTCTGAAGGGTACACGGGCGATGTGCCGATAATCCACCAGGCCGTGGCCGTCAAAGCCGCGATCGACGCTCTCGACGGCATGTTCCAGGAGTCCGGCGACCCAAACTGACCAATGGGGAGTGGCCCGAGCGACCCTCCCTGCGGTTCTTGATTCACTGGGCATTCCGGCGACATGAACTCTGCGACCCCGGCCTTTGCCCGGACGCCCCCGACGATGGCGCCCGCTGCGGCCACTGCCCTCTGGACAGACTGGATGCCGCGCAATCCTCCGAGGCGGGCCTGTTGCTGCGGCGCGCGCTCGATCTCCGCGCGGCGCTAAAGCTCGGCGTACGAATTGGCCTCGACGAGATCCGCGCGGAGGAGTTCCGGGCGCTGGTTGTGCTGGAGGAGGAGAGAGAAAGGGTGGACCAACTTAGGCGGGCAGATCGATAGACGGCGCGCCGCCCCGGAGCGCCCAGTACCGCCAAGGCCACGACCGAGCCAGCATCACGTTCCGATAACCCGATTTGCCAATGCGGATCGGCTAACGCTACGCCGTTGATCGAGGGCAATAAGGCTTGTGGGACCATCAGGTGCCGTCAGACACCCTGGCGTAGCGACAAAACCCAAGGTTCAGATACCCTGTGACAAAGGCCGCACACGTGTGAGCCAACGAGAATGGCGGACTGCGCCACGTCATTGATTCTACGGACGCCTCAGGAGTGGAGAGTGAATTGCCTCCCACCACAGGCGAATCTCCTTTGTCCGTGATCAAGAGGCTGCAGTGGATAACCCCGTTCAGCGTCGAAACAACACAGGAGGACGTTTTGTTAATACGAGATGATGGCGTTCGCCACGGGCCTCGATCATTGCAGATTAGATGGGCGTGCCTCGTGCTTGCACTGGTCGCGAACGTGCACGTTGCCTTCGGGCAACGCACCTCATTCGGCTTCATCGGCGGAACCAATCTCACGCGCGATTTCCCGATCTCCAGGTCGATTTTCCTGGACCCAAGCCACCCGCAAGGTCTGACAACATTCGACCTGTTCTCAGACACTCACAGCTTTTTAGCTGGACTGTCCGTAGAGATTTACTTCGGGAAAGGCCTGTCGCTCGAAGGAAATGCGCTACATCGGGCGCTTGAGTTGAAGCGTAGGTTCATTTTGCCTGACGGCGTTACGCAGCACGACGGCCAGTTGTCAGTGAGCACGTGGGAGTGGCCGATTCTGCTGAAGTATCGAACGACGGGGTACGGGGCAGTACGTCCGTTTGTAGAGGCTGGGCCGTCATTTCGCACCCGTCATAACCCAGCTCCCTCCGAGCCATCGCAGGTTGGCGGTACGGTAGGCGCGGGCGCGGAGATTCGCGCCGGCAGGTTTCGTGTGTCGCCGGCGATCCGCTACACGCGGTGGCAGTATGATGGCGATTATCCTCGAATCGCGACCAAGCGCGATCAGATCGAGTTCGTCACTGGGATCAGCTATGCGACCTCGTTGCCGTCTTGGAGGGTTGGCGGCAGAAAATTGCGATTGGGGATAGTGGGAGGAGCGCCGTTCACATCCGGACTCGAGCAATTGGCTGCACCAGAACGGATAGACGAGTCGCAGGGCTACATTGGCGGGTTGGCGGTGGAAGTGGAGATGAACCGGCACTGGTCGGTCGAGGCAAATGGACTGTATCGTCCGTTTCGCGCCAACTGGATCAACTTCGACCCACGGTTCGGGGAATCGCGGTTCGAATTCACTGTTTTGACGTGGCAGTTTCCATTGCTTGGAAAGTACCGGTTTCGTCCTGAGGCGACGATTCGACCGGTTGTGGAGGCTGGTCCATCATTCCGACTTTCCGGTAACCTCAATGGCTACAACCCGTCGCGCTACGGGTTTACGGTCGGCGGCGGCGTTGAAACGGACTACAAGGCGCTTAGGTTCGGTCCCATGCTCCGGTATACACGATGGGCGGCGGACTCGCGAGCGTGGTTCATGAACGCAGGTACGGCGCGAAACCAGTTAGAGCTTCTAGTGTCCTTGACGTTCTGATGACACGGACAGGCTATCGCCTAGCGGGAGTGGTGTATGAGTTCGCGACTCGAAGTACTCCGGCAGCACGCCTGTTCCCTTCTTCTTGGGAAGTAAGCCAAGAACCCCGCGCACGCGCACATCGTGGTGCCATTGGTCACGAACTGTAGACCGATCGTGCACGGACGCAGCGTTACCGCCATCTGACCCGGATCTCAACCACGGACTGCTCCGGCGAATTCTCATGGCCGATAACAGGCTCGAACTCGTCGTTGAAGTCGACACCAACAGGGCCAATGCGTCCATCAAGAGCGTCAACGCGAGCCTTTCCAGCATGGAAGCGTCGGCGGTGAAGACTGCCCGGGGTGCGGCGCAGGGCATCGATGGCATGACCGCCGCGATGGTGAAGGGCGCCACAGCCGGGAACCTACTGGCCGACGCCATCAAGAGCGCGCTCGCCTGGGCCAAGGAGTTCACCGTCGGCTCCGTCATGATGGCTGCCGAGAATGCCAAGGCCGAGGCCTCGCTCAAGGCGCTGGCCAACGCCCACGGCGTGGGAGCGGCGGCAGCAGCCAGGCAGGTTGCCGCGATCGAGGAGATCGGCTTCGAGTACACCGAAGCCGCGCACGCCGTGCAGCGGCTGATCGTGGCCGATCTCGAATTATCGAAGGCGCAAGGTTTGGCGAAACTGGCCAAGGACGCGGCAGCGGTCCAGAACATCGCGGCGGGCGAAGCCCTCGAATCCATCGTGATGGCCATCGAGTCGGGCGCCTCGCGCGGGCTACGGACCCTGGGGCTGTTCGTCGACTTCCAGAAGGAAGCGCAGATCGCCCAGCTTCAGCTCGGACGCGCCCTGACCGAAACCGAGGAGAAGCAGTTCCGCTATAACGCGGTCATCCGCGAAGGCGCGAAGATCCAGGGTGCCCACGCGGCGGCCTCCCAGACGGTCGAGGGACAACTGGGCGCGCTGCGCCGCGAGTTCAACAACCTGCGCGAAGACATCGGAGCCAAGTTCCAGGATGACTTCAAGGCGCTGATTGGCAACTTGCGCGGCCTGGTCGGCTGGCTCCGCGAGAACACCGATCTGCTCAAGAAGTTCGGCGAGGTGGCGCTCTGGGTATCTGGGGTTCTAGCCACCTACGCCCTCGCCGACAAGATCATGGCGCTCGCAAAGTCGATCGCCGCGCTCCAGCTCGCGAGCATCAACCCCTACGCCCTGCTCGCGGTGGGCGTGGTGGGCGCGGGCTTCGCCATCTACTCGCAGTGGAAGGACACCCAGGATCAGCTTCAGGCCCGCTTCGACGAGATGCAGCGCAAGGCGCTGCGCGAGGATCTCTTCAGCGGGCGGACGAGCGTCGATGCGTTGCGCAAGCAGGGGATGACCGATGACCAGATCCGCGAACTCATCAGCGGCAAAAGGTGGCTGTCTGGCGAGCAGCCGTTCGACTATGAAGGGCCCAAGCTGACCATCAAGACGTCATCGGAGCCGGACCTCGAAGCGCTAAAACGAGCGGCCGAGATCCGCAAGCGCCAGTTGGAGGTGGAGCGCGAGAGCGCGCGGGCGCTCGAAGAAGCGCGCCGGCGCGGACTGACGGGTTTCGCGCGGGACATGGCCGAGGTCCAGGAGCAGGTCCGCAAGTGGACTACGTTTGCCGACGAGCGCGGCAACGAGCAGCGGATCGCGCTGACCCGCGCGGCGTGGGAGAATTTCATCGGCGAGCTTCGTGAGCGGCTTGCGAACTGGCAAAAGGAAGTCCAGGAGACCAATCGCAAGAACCTCGCCGAGTACCTGGCCGCGGAGGAAGAAGCCGCACGCCGGCGGCTGGAGATCGAGTCGCATCTCTTCGCACAGCGGCTGGCCTACAACGAGGAGATTGCGAAGCGGAACCTCGATCACCTGGAGCAGATGCTCGGGATTGAAGAGCAGCGGGCCGGGATCGCGCGCGAAGCGCAGTTGCGGGCGCTCGATGCCACGAACGCGCTGACTCTGGAGCAGAAGGTCGCCGTCGAGCAGCGCAAGGCTGCGATCGAGATCGAGTACCTCACGCGGGTCCATGAGATCCGCATGCGGCTGTTTGATCTGGAAACCTCACGGATGATGATCGAGGAAGAGGCGCAACTCAAGCGGCTCGGCTACCGGGCCGACGAGATCCAGGCGAGGATCGCCGAACTCACCGCTCAACGGGATGAGATCCGGCGGTTCCAGCAGGAAGCCACGGATGCCGCGATGCAGGGCGCACGCGAGACGGCGGCAGTCCGCCAGGCGCAGTTGGTGCGCGATCACAACCAACGGATCTTCGATTCCTTTAAGCGCCAAGCTGAAGGCGTCTTCGACGCGCTGCTGACCAAGTCGCAGTCCATCTGGTCTGCCATCGGCAATTCGCTCAAGACCGCTCTCTTGACCGCCATCAAGGACGTGGTCAGCTCGCGCGTTGCCGCGATGCTGATGCAGCTCTTTACTGGACAGCGAGTCTCACTGGCTGGTGGAGGCGCCTCCGGCGGCGGTACTCTTGGCAGACTCGGCGGACTGCTCGGTATCGGCGCGGCGCCGGTCTTCGGAGGAGGCAGTGGGGGTGGTCCCATTCCCGGCGACGCGGCCGGCGGTTGGGGCACGCCTCCCTTCATCCCTTCGAGTGGCGGCGGTGGCTTGAGTGGACTGCTCGGCGGATGGAAGGACTTCCTCGGATTCGGCGGCGGCGTCCAGTACGCACCCGGTAAGGCCGTGACCTGGGAAGCCGCTACGATGGGTCAGAAGCTTTCGGCTCTTGGCCGCTCCAATGCCGCGCTGCTCGGTGGCGCGACGCTTGCGCTGATGGGCCTCCAGCGCGGCGGCGTTTCCGGTCTTGCCATGACCACCGCCGGCGGCGCGATGATCGGCTTCAAGTATGGCGGTCCTCTGGGCGCGGCGATCGGCGCAGGCATCGGCGCCGTCGCCGGCCTGGTGCGGCTGTTCGTCAAAGGCGCGCAAGAGAAGGCCCGCGAGAGGATCAAGGCCACCTACGGGGTCGACATCCGCGACAAAGGCGTGCTGAGGCAGATCGTCGACATCGCCAAGCAAGCCTTTGGCGGCAATCTCGACATGGCCATTAGGAGTCAACAGATCCGCGACCTGGTCGAGTTGTACGCGCTGTCGACTGGCCAGAGTACTTCGGGGCTACCGGCCACTGTGCGCCCAGTGTCACTCCTCCAGCAAGGCGGGAGCCTCTTCCATTCGAGTTCCGGTGGTCTGACGCTGGACCGTATCGGCAGCGGCGCGCCGTCGTCCGCGGCCGGGCCCACGGTGATCAACATCACCGTGCCAGGAGCGAAAGAGTTCTTCGAGAAGGAGACGGTGCGCATGGTGGTGGAGAATCCGCGCGCCGTGCAATCGGCGGCGATGACCGCGACCAAGGCCAGCGCCGGCCGCCGTGAGATGACCGGGCTGCAATTGAGTCCAGGGTTGATCCTGTCGTGACGCGAGCAGAACTCATCGAGAAGATCGCGCGGGCCATCGCGGAGATGGAGGGCTTTTACGTCACCGCCGCGAAGCCAACGCTTGCTCAGCGAAACGCTAACCCAGGCAACATCCGGCAGTGGCGCGACGCGCGAGGCCGGCCTTATCCGACCTATCGCGGCTACGTGGACTTCGTCGCGTGGGCGTCCGAGCGATTTCCCGGCGCCTCGCGCGAGGAGATGAGCCGGCGAGCAATCGAGGAAGGCTGGCGCATCCTGCGCGTGCTGGTCGGGCAGTATCTCGCCGGGCGCTACACGCAGGGCAAGCCGCCGACCGCGGAGGAGATGTTTCGCGTGTACGCGCCCTCGGCAGATGGCAACCATCCGGCCAACTATGCGCGTTTCGTGGCGAGCCGGATCGGCGCGCGCCCGGACAAGAGACTGATCGATCTGGTGACCGTCTGATGCCCGGCTCAGTTCAGAACGCAGTGCCGCTGACGGTGCTGCCAGCGAGCCTCTCGCGCGCCTTCGTCCATGAGCGCGAGTATCCGGCGCTCGACAACGAGTACCGCAACGGCGAATCGCAGCGGTCCGTTCAGGCGACCAACAGCCGCAAACGCTGGCGGCTGGCCAAGCGGCTTACCCCTGTGCAGCTTTCGGCTCTCCGCGATTTCTTCGACGCCCGCAAGGGCCCGGCCGAGCCGTTTTACTTCTACGACCCGTATGAGACCAGCCCGAAGTTCTCTCACGATCCGACGGGACAGGCCGTTGCAGGCCGGTACACCGTGCGCTTCGCCGGCGGCTGGAATCAGTCCATGCTGCTCGGGCGCGCGGGGGTGAATGTCGAATTGATCGAGTTGGCCTGAATCCGCCTAAATCCGACCAGCTTACCGTGAGCGTCGCTCGCTGGACGTTCGATTCAGCTTGAAGATAACCTCACCGGGTCGAACTCCCGGTCTGACTTCGAGCCTTGCCTGCTTTCCAAAGACGATGTCGAAATTCCAGGGCCCTCTGAGCGGGGGGCGGGGATTCACTCGCGCTGGCAAAAGGTCGACGAACTTATCGACTTTCTCCCAATTCGCGTCCACGGTTTCATACGGCGACCAGCCAAGACCTGCATCGCACAATTGCCAGATGAGTCCGTCATCGGTTTGAAAGAGAAGGACAGACTTGCCAGGAGTTGTCGGACTGACAGCGCGGAAGACACCAATGATGACCTCCTCTTTCTTTGGCATACGAGTTTTGGGAAGCGGTTCCATCGGCTCGCCGCGCAAGACTTCATCGAAGCACTGAACCAGCATTGTTTCGGTGATACCGATGCGCGCCAATACCCGCCTGGACACGCACTCAACCTCCTTGTCAAGACGTTGAAATAGGTCGGCAAGCAAATCGAGCTGAAATATCATCTCCTTAACACCCTCTTTACTTGTCAACAGGTGAGCGCATTCGAACCAGAAGTGATGGGCAAGGAAATTCCTTTGCTGCACGGCCGTCTTGAGTTGCTCCAGATTCTCAGGCGTGAAGTAGGAACTAACTGAAGTCACGGCCTGCCCCAGAGTCAGCCTGAATGCTTCACGAAGGTGCTCTTCGGCGCGAGGTCTCGTAATTGGCCCCTCTTTCGGAAGCTTGGAGAGGGCGCACAAGTTGAGCAATCCTCGGCTTAGAACCTCAGCGTAGTAATAAGCTCGGCCGAAACGAGCGAACAGTTCTCGGACTTCATCGGCCTCCGGCCTTTGGCAAGAAGCGCCTTGCTGGCAGTCCATTGCCTCTTAGCATAATGCCCGACTCCATCGGCAACGTCCCGGTCCCAGAGATCGCAGCGTCGGGAGTGTTTCCGCTCACGCCCGATTACCCGATCGAGGTCCGCCGCGAACATGACGTCGCCGTGCATCAGTTCGGCAGTGGCAATGGGAAAGTGGAGCAGCGCATCCTCCTCGGCACCGGCGCGCGGAGATTCACGATTCGCAAGCAATGGCTCCGCGACGCCGAGCGCATCGCCCTGCGCAACTTCTGGGAGACGAAGTACGGCCCATACGGGGCTTTCACCTACAACGCCCCCAACGACAGCGGCACCGGGACCACGCCCGTCATTTGCCGCTTCGCCAACGAACCGCTCTCCTGGGAGATGGTCGCGGACTGGGCCTGCTCGCTTGGCGTAACTCTTATTGAGATCCCCCAGACCGGCCCGTCTTATCCGCTGAACCAGACGGTCCACCGCTTCCCACCCGCCGCGCTCCAAACCGCGCTGCTCTCGCAGGTCCAGGAGATCATCCCGCTCGTTCGCATCCAGCCGCTCGAACCTGGCTACCCTGCCATCCATGTCTCCGACCGGCGATGCACCATCGGCGGCCAGCTTTACCAGGCCCGCGTGGTCGAATTCGACGGCATCTCGCAATCCATCGGAAACGAGTCCGACGAGGCTCAGTTCACCTTCGGCAACGCCGACCGCGTGATGCGGGATCTTGCCAACGACGTCGACCTCTTCCGCGCCCAGATCGCCTTCAGCCTGTACCACGTTGGCACCGGCATTAAGCTCGATCTCTGGAAGGGAAACATCGTGAACTGGACCTGCGATGCGGGTCCGGAGTTCCGCGTCACCGCCGCCGATGGGCTCTACGAGCTCAATCTGCCATACCCGACGCGCAAAATCTCCCGCACCTGCTGGAAGCCCTTCAACTCCAGGGCCTGTCCGTTCGCCTCACAAGGCGCGCTCGATCTGGTGCATTTCCTTAATGCCGATCCCACTCGCTGCGACAAAGGATTCGACACGCCCAACGGCTGCCGCGCCCACGGCATGAACGACTACTACGGCGGCATCATGGCCAAGCCGCAGGGCGTGCGCATCAAGGACAACTCGACCGGCGTCTGGGGCTTCGGCCGCTCGACGCTCACCTCCGTCTCGTTGGTCGCCGACTCGATCTACGATCAGGTTCTGCCAGAGATCTACACCGACTCGCCCATGCCCGTGAACGCCAAGATCGCCATGGGCCGCGACGAGAGCGACTTCTATGCAGCGGTGGGCATCGTGGGCGAAGGCCCGCTGGGCGCTTATGGCACGGGCCACAAACTGGACGGGCAGTTCCACCACGGCTACCCGGGTTCGCTCGGACTGATGACCAGTCTGGGGGCCGACCCGAACCCAACCACCTTCGGCATGGATACCGACGCTGGCCCGGAGCGCGCGGCCGGAACGGCGTTCCTCATGATCCGCCGTTCGGACGCCAAAGGGCTGCAACTCTCGCGGCTGAGCGAGCACGCCATGGAGGCGGTCGTCGCCCAGGGACTGAGCGGCTGGGTTTGGACTTCGCCCGGCGTGCGCGTCTTCGGGCCGCCCCTGACCAATCCGATCTGGATCGCAGTCAACATGCTCCTCCGTGCCCGAGGGCTGCGTCTGGGCGCGGGCGCCGCCACGGAGCAACTCGATTTCGCCGAGACCCTGTTCGATGTCGATGCGGCCATCGCGGCGGCGGCGATCTGTGACGAGCAGGTTTCGAGGCTGGTGGGTACGGGCACGGAAACGCAGTTCAAGTTCCGCGGCGTGCTCCAGGAGGAGAAGCCGCTGCGCGACTGGCTCCAGGAAGTCTTGATGAACTGCCTGGGCTACTACACGTTCGCCAATGGCAAGCTGAAGCTCGGCGTCCGTATGAACTCGTCAGCGGTCGAGGCCTTCACCGAAGGCAACATCCTGTTCCGGAGCCTGCAACTCGCGCCGTTGAGACCTTCGTTCAACCATCTGACCGCCAACTTCGCCGACGAGGACTTCGAGTTCGTTGCGAACTCGATCTCGCTCTACGACATCGACCACGCCACACTCATCAGCGGCGGCGCGGGTCCGCTGTTCCTGAAGTCAACGGTGAATCTCTCCGGCACGGCGTCGAAGTCGCAAGCGGCGCGCATCATCACCGTGCGGCTGCGCGAGGAACTGGGCGGCATCACCTCGGAGGAGTGGAAGAAGGCGCGCCAGATCGGCTTCCGCACAACCGTGCTTGCCCTCAACACCGAACCCGGCATGGTCTGCTCGATGACCCATCCTGACATGCCTGGCGGGCAGGGCGAGTTTCGCGTGACCGGCTGGCGGTTGAACCGGGACTACTCGATCGACATCCAGGGCCGCACGACCACGGACTCGATGTACGACCTGGTCGCTGGCCCAAAGCCCGCCGACGTTGTGCCGGAGCCGCCCACAGAAGAAGTGCTCATCGACACGGGCGTCCCCGGCGTGCTGAACGGCGTTCCTCGCCTGGGCGACTACGGCACGTTCGCCATCGACGACATGACGGTTGCGCCCGACGCCTCCGGCAACTCGAACATCGTTGGCGCGCACGAGATCACCCTGGCGCTCTACTACGTGGACGAGTTGACGACCGATCTCTGGGCGGCTATCGACACCGCAATCGATGCTGCGACCGACCCCGTCACCGTGGTCTGCACAGTCAATCCCGATACACAACGGGTCTTCCGGGTAGGCGACTTCGTCGTCTTCAACGATGAGTCGGCCGACCCTGCGAACCCAGGCCGGCGGTCGTATGAGTGCGTTCAGATCATCGGTCCTGGCGCACCGGGCGACGTCGTGCCGAGCGGCGAGTTTCACCTACAACGCGCCTACCCGGGCGTACCCGAGGGCCAGGCGACCTTCGGCACTCTGCGCTGCGCGCCTCTTGCCGGCATCCGCTTCTACAAGCTCGACCAGAAGACATTCACCTTCAGCGTGCGCAAGGGCTTCTTTCGCACGCCGGACCTGCCCGCCAGAATCGAGGCGAATTTGCCGAGCGCCTGCATCGTGGCCGCGCTGGCCGGCGTGGCCAACCACTTCGGCTACGGGCCTTTCACCGTATTCCCGCTCTCACGGCACAACGAGCCCCACATGCCCGGTCTCCGCACCTGCAACGGCGGTGCCTACACCTTCCAGGTGCCGGGCCCGCTGACGGTGCAGGAGAACGTCGTCATCCCGCTCAAGGTGCAGGACGCCGCCTCGATCCGTTGCGTCTACGCCTACGTTCAGCGGGGCACGACCGACGGGCAGTCAGCGTTCCTGGTGAAGACCAGCCGGGACGGAGGCGCGACGTGGGAACCGATCGAGCACATGGGCATCGCGCAGGCTTTGCCGGACGCCTACAAGACCACCTACGACTTTCTGGTGAATAACGAGGCCTTGGGGCTCCCCGCCACCCGCCGCCTGCCATATGCCGACTACGGCCTAGTGCTGATCTCGGCGGTGACTGCCGGGCCCGATCCGCAGACCTTGCAGACGGCCTCCTATGGCGCGAACCGACTTGGCCTCGTCGCCGGCGGCTTCGTCTTCCTCGATCCCGGCGGCACGAATGAGGAGTACGTCCGCGTGATCAGCGTCGATGCTGAGAATCAATCGTTCCAGGCAATCGTGACGAAGGACCACGCCGCCGGTGAGCGCATCCGGCCAACCATCTGGCCGACGCCGGTGCTTTACGAGGGCGACGACCTGGCCTTCGATATCCTGGCCGTCGCGTCGCCGGATCCGGGGTCGGACCTGACGGTGGTCGTCCAAACATAGCTGTACGGCGCGACAGATCAGCCCTGGAGAGTGAGAGAATAAAGGTCCTGACCTCCAGAAATGGTGTACGCGGCATGTACGAAACCTTTAATGCTCAGTCGAAGAACATCGGTGAGTTGCTCAGCGCCAACGAACGGGCGCAGATAGTGGTTCCGCGATTTCAGCGGGGCTATAGCTGGGAGAGAAAACACGTCGAGGCTTTCTGGAACGACATTGTCGCGTTTCAGCGCGAACGGAACCAAAAGGATGGGCCCGACAAGTACTTCCTCGGGCCGATTGTGATTCTTCCGGAATCCAAGACCACAATTGCGCTCCTCGATGGTCAGCAAAGGCTTGCAACGGCAACAATCTTATTCAGCGTCATGCGGGACATTGCTCGGAGCCTTGGAACTCAGGCCGCGGCTGACTTCGCAAGAGACGTACAGCGGGAATTGATAGAGAAGGAAGGGCTCGGCTATTCACTGGAAATGGGCGATATGGACAAGCTCTACTTTAGCCAAACCATTCAAGCCGATCCCCCGGCCAACAAGAAACCCACTTTGAGATCGCATCGGAACATCCAGAAGGCTCGACAGTTTCTGTCCGACGCTCTTCGAAGCAAGGTGGCTGGGTTGGACCCCGTAAGTGCACTTTCAGTGCTGAAAGAACTACGTCAGACCGTTCGCAGTGACCTTGTCTTGGCCTGCATCCCTGTGGCTTCCGAACGAGATGCCTTCAAGATCTTTGAGACGCTCAGTGATCGTGGCCTGCGCCTTTCCGTGCCCGATTTGCTGTTGAACTACTTGATGCGTGTCGCGAAGTCTGATGATCAACGCAAGAGCATTCGGGCTTTCTGGAACGAAATGCTTGAACGAATGGGGCGACGTGATATCAATCGATTCCTGCGTCACATGTGGGTTTCGAAGTACGGCGACCTGAAAAGCCAAGACCTGTTTACCGCCTTGAAAGAACACATTGAACAGAACAATATCGACAGCCTCGAGTTCACAAAGGCATGTTCTGACGAGTGCGAAACCTACGTTCAGTTGCTCGATTTGGTCCCTGAACATCTTGACAAAGCGGTGCCTGTAGTTCGGAGCCTGCTGCGAGAATTGGATTTCCAACCTGCTTTGCCACCCTTGTTGTCCAGCTATCTGTCACTTAGTCGCGCGGACTTTGAGAAAGTAGCGCGCTGGTTATTAGTGTTCGCCACTCGCTATTCACTCGTCGCCAATTTAGACTCGTCCGGCCTCGAGACAGTGTTCTTCCAACTGGCGCGAGACATCAGGCAGCGGGCAAGCGACCCAGATAAGGCTAGAGGTTGCATGTCCCATATAAAGGACACTCTCGTCAAGAATGCACCGTCGGACGATCAAGTGAAGGCTGCTGTTCCGGACTTGCTCCTAAGTGCGGATGAAGCACGCTATATGGTCAGCCGACTGGCACGCCATATGCAAAGCAAGACTAAGGAGATCACGATTGACGAGGCCAATTTAGAGCATGTCTTTCCGCGAAACCCATCTGGCGAGTGGGAGAAGCCGGAAGTTCTTGAACCGTATCTGTGGCACATCGGGAATCTTACGATGCTCGGTGAGCGTCTGAACAAAGACGCCGCCAATCGTGGATTTGCGTTCAAACGCACGCACTATGCAAAAAACTCTGAGCTCGAGATGGCAAGGCAAATCGCGCACGATTACCAAGAGTGGGACGAGGTTGCTATTCGTGACCGCGCGTCAAAACTTGCACCTTTGGTTGTAGAGATCTGGAACTTCGACAATCCGTCGCGCGTGTAAGGCGCGTCATAGTCTGGGCGCAAGTTCTCTGGTCGGCTAAGGCGCCGGCAGGCGGTGCCGCAATCTTTCATTGCGCGAACGCGTCAGACCCACCTAGCAAGAGCCTAACACCATCGTTTTGGAATACTTGGCTCGGGAGAAGCAAATGCCGCTCCAGGAACTCCGAGTATTCGAGCCTCGGCACACGATCCAACTTCAGGGCTTCTCCGGCCGCGCGGCGACCACCACAATCCACGACGCCACCGAGACCGGTTTCCAGATCTCAGGCATCTTCCAGGCCGCCGAGGACTTCGCCAACATTCAGCTCTTTTCGGCCTACGACTACTTCAACCACCTGCGCGTGAAGCCGCTGCCGTTGACGGATCTCTCAAGGCTCGCGCTTCAGTACGACATGGAGATATTGCCTGTCAACGGAGAGGAGGGCAACGTGCGGCCCGACTGCGTGCGCTACGCCTCGGTCGGGTGGGACAAGCTCACGGTCACCACCGGCGCCGGCGACATCTACGAAGTCCCGCTGATGCACCAGGCGGCAGTCGTCTCCGGGGAATACGCTCCGGGCGGCTTCGGATTCTCGCTCCATGATCGCGACGCCGATACTCTTGACGAGATGCTCGTCGGCAAGCCCACGCCAGCGCTCACCGACAAGGCCTGCGTCTACTTCATGGGTACACGCTGGTCCTGCACCTCGGCCGAGGCGATCGCCTTCTGCGAACTCGAGACAGAACTCACCCAGGACGTTGGCAGCCCCGATGTTTACTCCACCGACCAGGTCGTCTGGTGGCAGGACGACCCGTGGTTCTGGCACAACTTCTTCATCAACAACACGACCGTCGCGGTCGGTCCCCAGAGCGGATTCTCCGGCGCAGCGGAGATCGCCCAGTTTTTCGCCAACTGGTTTAACAACGATCCGAACGTCAACAGCCTGGTCACCTGCTCGGCCTCGGGCAACGTCGTCACCGTGACGCTGAAGCCCGGCGTGAACGGCCCCATTGTCGTCTGGTCGAACAGCGGGTCGGCGCCGGCGACGCTGACACGCTTCGTGCCGGGCGTCTATACCGCACGCGTGGCGTCATCGGGCGAGATTCGCGAGGGCGACTATGTGGGGCTGGATGTCGGGGGTGCCAACGACGAGGTCGTCAAGGTCCTCTCGGTGTCGGGCGGGAGCTTCACGGCGCACTTCGGCAAACGCCACCTGGCCGGAGCGGTATGCCGGGTGCTACCTCGTGCCCGGCACTTCGGGCGCTTGCTCAGGAGCCGCATGGTGGACGCGCCGCAGCCGGATTACGGCGTGCAGCCAAGCAGCCTCGCCGTCGATCAGTTCACGACGACTCACACGTCCGCAGAGCTCAAGTTGAAACTGGCCGGCCAACTCGGCGAATACGGGCGCGACGCCAACGGCATGCCCGTGCGCGTCTCGGTCGATGGCGACAATCAGATCGTCGGTCTGAAGGATGGTGCGGCTGTGTTTGCCACTACTGTCCAGGGCGCGGGCAACGAGCGCTTGTATCGCTTCACGTTCCCGTTCGCTTCTCTCACCGGCTACAGGAACGGCGACCGCAGCGCGCTCGTGCCCGTGCCCGCCGGCGACATCGTCAAGGTCCACCTCACCTTCGCACCGCGCTTCGAAGATGTCGAGGCAGGCCTGCGCGAGGGCGGGCGGCTGAAGGAGGCTGTTCCAGCCGTCCCGCCTGGGACCGAAGAAGAGTGGCGCCTCACCGACGCCGACCAGATGCTCGCGGGCCGCAAGTACTACGTCGGGACGCCCGAGGTCGAAGAACGCATCGCCTGCCTCGCCAACTTTGGCCTCGTGAAGCCCGATCCCGACGACCCGGCCACCTGGTACTACCGCGTGCTGGTGCGCCGCGGCGAGGACTCCTCGACGCCTCTGGCCTGGCCGCCAGGTACCCGCGTGCAGCGCATCTCCACGATCACCGGTACCCGCTCCGACATCGAGTGGCAGGTGCGGATCTCGAACCTCATCGCCACCGGCGACCGGACGCTCAAGGTCGGCGGCGATGCGCCCCGGATCGAAGAATCCGATGGCCGCTGCCGCTACGAGGGTTTCTGGGAGGACTACCGTTACGGTGCAGGCTGGCCGACGCAGTGGTGGTCGCTCGGCCATGCCAAGCGGTGCGCGCCCAACGACGCCCAAGACCATCGGGCGGTCACGATCCGCTACTCCTACCCGCGCGAGCACGATCTCTACCTCGGCACTTGGCTCGGCCGCGACGCGGGGCGTATCGAGGTCACGATCGACGGCGGCGTGCCCGTCGTGCATGACCTCTACCTCAACGACTACAACGGCCTCGCGGCGATGAAGAAACTCGCCGCCGCGCTGCCTGGAGGGATGCACACGGTCGAGATCCGCGCGCTGTTCTCGAAGCACGCGGCGAGCAATGGCTACTACTTCTACTTCGACTACGTCTGGCCCTTGGAACCGCAAGACCCGCCGGATCCTCCTCAGGTCTACCCCGATGTCTCCGCGGCGATCGACTTCGACACCGACCACGGCTACAAGAAGCCGCCCGCCTGGCACGTATGGCACCTGAAGAAGCTCGGCTTCCTGGGCCACGCCGACGTCTACATGGGTGTCTTCTGGAACAACAAGCGCCGCCGCGTCGAAGCGGCCTACCCGAATTGCACGCTCGCGCTAGGCTCCTGGGAGCCCGACCAGCCGCTCTGGATCACGCTGGGCGACCCGCTCGAGCAGCAACCCGGCACGACGCTGTACTTCTCGCCTGGCGCGGGCCTCGCGACTGAGGACATCACCGCGCATCTGCGCGCGATGATCAACGTGACCTTCCCGGGCGTCTGGTGCACAAGCGATGGCAATACCATTCACCTCCGCTCCCGCGCCCCGAGCTACGCGTTCTCCATCTCCACGAGCGCGCAGTTCTCCGTCTTCCACGGCGTTCCGCCGCTCGGCCAGCCGGGCGCTGAGGGCGACTGGGAGATGATCGACTCTATCTCGCCCGTGATGACACAAGGGGTTCGGAACTGGATCCGGGATCTCGCGCGGGAGTTTGAGCAGGCAGGCATCGGCGCTAGCTTCGCCTTCTCCATGGAGTGCTACCGGCCGCCGGCCGAGATGCGGGCCCGTTATCTGCACTACGAAAACGGCGTGGCCTCCCCCGGTCAGGAGGTGTTCCTTTCCGTTCCGTCCCATCAGATGCACTTCGGCGCGCGCGTACGGAACTACCTCAAGCAGATGTACAAGGAGTGCGCCGACGAGCTGGCCGCTGCGCGTCTGCCGATCGTGCTCCAGTTCGGCGAGACGCAGTGGTGGTACTTCGACAACATTGGACCTGTCGAGGACGGCCTCGACCCCAACGGCGGGATGCCGTTCTACGACGTGGAGACCATTCAAGCGTTTCAGCAGCGATACGGCCGCCAGATCTGGCCCTTCCGGCGCAACACCGACTCGCCCGACGACGACATCGAAGCGGCAGACTTCCTGCGCGACCGCATCTGGGAGTACTGCGCCGAGGTCATCAGCTACGTGAGGCGGTTTCATCCAACGGCGGTGTTCGAGTGTCTCTGGCCGCTCGATGCCAATCAGGGCAAGCCCGCGCCGGACCCTGCCTTCCGCGCGCTCAACTTCCACGTGAACCTGCCCAACGAATGGAAGACCTCCGCGTACGGCGTGAAGTACTTCCGCGCGGAAGGCTTCGACTACGACGTCTGGCAGAAGAACGCGCGACTCATGCGCCAGACGCTCGAGTTCCCGCTGAAGCTTGGCCGCCCGGCGTCGGAGTGCATGTACCTGGCCGGCATCTATGGGCCGCCCGACCCGCCGATGCGCGAAGCCTACGGCATGTGGCGGAATCGCGGGCTCTATTCGTTCTGCTTCTGGGCCTTCGACCAGTTCTGCCTGAACTCTCGGGCCCTGCCGCTGGAAGTGCCGGCGCAGTCCTCTGCAACGCTCGTCACCTATCGCCGCCCACGCGCCGCGCGCTCGCCCGAAGCACCCGTCGCCGTGGCTTACGCGCCTGAGGCCAGCAGCCGTCTGAACACGTTCCGATTGAACGCGAGGAGGTTGAACGGATGAGTAACTACCCGAACGCGATCGACGACGCATCGAGCCTCTACTCACCCGCCGATGCCTTCTCGGCCAGGCCGCTTGAAACGATCACCACGACGCCGGTCTACGCCGGCGACACGACCATCAGCGTGGAGTCAACGGGCGTGGGTTTCCCAGACGAGTTTGGGATCCTCTCGATCAACGATGAGCTGATCGTCTACACCGGCAAGACGGCCACGCAGTTCACGGGCTGCCAGCGCGGAGCGTTCGGCACCGTCGCGGCGCAGCACACCTCCGGCGCAATCGTGCGCGCCAACATGGTTTCGGCGTATCTGAAGGCGCTTCAGGAAGCCGTCGTCGCCATCGAGAATGAGCTTGGCACGGTCTCCAACCGCAACTACATCCGCAAGGACGGCGCGGTGACGATCACAGGCGCGAAGAGCTTCGTTGACGGCGCGGAGTTTGGCTCTGGCAACAAGGCCGCCACAGGACTGGTCCGGCTGCCAAACACCGGCGCGGTGAAGTGGCGCAAGGCCGACGGCTCCGGCGACCTGGGGCTCGCCTTGAACGCCAATGACCATCTGGTCTCGGACGCGATCATCGACTTCGCGCCGGGGCAGACGTTCGGCCTGTTCTCCTACCCGGACGCCGGCTACGGCAACAAGGGCGTCGTGCAGATCGACCCAGCTGGAGGCCTCGCCGTTGAGGCCGGCGTGTTGTCGATGGCCCCATCCGGCGCGCTGCCTGGAACCTATTCGAAAGTCACCGTCGACGCCAAGGGACGCGTGACGGCAGGCGCGGGTCTCGCGACGGGCGATCTGCCAAACCACACGCACACGGCCGGTGACATAATTAGCGGCGAACTCCCGCACAAGGTCCAAAAGGACGGCGCCGACGTCGGGACGCGCCGGGCCCTAAACCTCGTCCAGGGCACGCGTGTCTCGCTTGCTGCCGCCGATGACCCTGCCAACGACCGGGTCAGCGTGACCATTAGCGCCAGCCCGCCCGAAGCGGGCGAAATCACGAACGCCCTTGGCTACATCCCGGCCAACCGCGCGGGCGACCACTTCTCCGGACCCGTCGACTGCGGCCCGCACCAGACCATCGGCGGCCCGATCGAGAACATGGCGAAGTACTCCGAAGATTTTGCCGCGACCGCCTGGGACAAGAACGGCGGCTCCTGCTCGGTCACCTCGAATGCCGTCATCGCGCCTGACGGCAACCAGACCGCGGACGTGATCACCGCCGTCACTTCGACGCCCGTAGTCCAGCAGCAAATCGCCGGTCTTGCCGACGGCGGAACCTACACCTTCTACGTCTGGGCGCGCGTCCCCTCCGGCACCCGCAAGGTGTCGATCGCCATCGTCGACAACCCCTATGCCGCCTATCTCGCCGGTCCAACCCAGATCACGCTCACGGCATCGTGGCAGCGCTTCAAGATTACTGGTACCCTCGCCTCAGGCCAGACAGGCCTGTGGATCGTTATCCGCCAATTCACCGCCAACGGCGACGATTGGACCGCCGGCGACATCCACCTCTGGGGAGCCTGCCTCCAGCAGGGCAACGACCCGCAGAAAGCCTACGCCCGCACCTGGGCATCCCAAACAGCACCCATCACTTCGGGCCTCGCCGCCGGCCCCGCCGTCATCGCCGCCCCGGACTCGACCACCTCACCCCTCAAGATCCACGGCCCCGGCTCCAACCTCGCCGACAGCACGCTCCTCGAACTCACCGCCAACGGCGAACTGACCCTCGCCGGCGGCGCGGGCAACGGCTACCGCTTCGCCGAACTCGGCCCCGCCAACAACCCCTCCGGCTGGGCGGGGGTGATCAAAGTCAAAACGCCGGCCGGCACGACGCTCGGCCATATCCTTCTCTACGCGAACCCATAA